GAAATCACTCATTGTAAAAGAGCGCCCGAGTCAAAAACGAAAAGTCCCCGGAGCTTTGGGAGCAACCAGGGACTTTCGGAGGAGAAATAAGGCTTAGCCGAGGAGTGTCGCGATGAAGTCCGACTTCCAGACTTTGCAGCCGTAGAAGCAGGTGAAATCGAGCACGCTCATTCCATAGCCGGCATACTCGGCCACGTTGAAGACAAGGCCGGTGCGGTCATCCGCAACCGTCATGTCGTCGACGCGGGCGTCGCGGCCACGATCCGGAGCGCGCATCGCCAGCTCTGCCGCGTTTTTGTGAATTGCGAAATTGCCGGTGTAGTTTGCGCCGACCGTGATTGCCTTTGTCGCAGCCGACATCGCGAAGCGAAGTCCCGGCTTATTCAATACGATCGTGCCGCCGTCCGACACATCCGCGTCGCCGGTCTTGACGATGTAGTTGATGCCGTTGTTTTCCGAAGCGAAATTCAGATGATCGCCGGCGACGATTGTGCCAGTTCCGGCTGAAGCCAATGTCAGGGTTGTTGCGTCGATCGCATAACCTGCGTTGTTGGTCGTCGCGGAGGCGCCGGTTCCTTTGGTGTGCGATGCAATCTGCGCGGATTCCTTGATCGAGAATCCGTTCAGATTGAGAAGCTCGCCCTGCCGCAGCAAGACGCTTGAACCGGACTCGTTGACCTTGAACAGGGTTGAAAGCTTGCGCATGTTGGTACCTGCGGCGGTATTGAGCACCAAGCTTAGCATTCCGTCGGACAGATTGCAGCCATTGTCCGCGAGAATGCGACGAACCTCTGCGATTAATCCGAAATCGGACGCAAACGGAGTTGTGCCGGCAGTTCCAACCGCGCGGCTGGAGCCGTTCTTGATTGCCAAGCACATATCCGACTCGATCTGATTAACCATCACGCGGATGGCCTGAGCCATCATGTCGCGCAGCACGGTGTCGGAGCCGAAAGAGTTGTTGAGCTTGCGGATCACTTCGCCTTTCAGCGGGATTCGCACGTTGGCAACCTTGTCGAGAGCGAAGGTGTCGGCTGCAATCGTCTGATCGTCGCCGTCAGGAAATGTCATGGCCGCCGCGTAACTGGTATTCAGTGTCGGCTTGGCAGTGACAAAGCTCTGTACCGTATCCCCAAACGAGGCTTGCTCAACGCCGCTCGAATTGATCGAGACCGAGTTGATTGCGCCGGTGAGTTCGCGCGCTACGAGGTCCATCGCCTCGTAGAGAATCGGCGAAAGACTGGTGAAGGTGAGCGTATTAGCCATATGGTGTTATTGGGGATTAGTCGGAAAGTTTGCCGCCTGCTTTGAGGAATTCTTTGCGCTCCGCGTGATTGAGAGCCTTGAAAGCAGCGAGCGACATCGTTTTGCCCTCGGTCTTACCTGCGACCACCGTTTCGACAGGACTGTGACCCTGCGCGGCGACGATACGCGCTACTTCCGAGTTGATTTTCTCGGGAGCGGCGGCCGCCTCAGCGGCTTCGACACGCCTGGTCAGCTCCGCGATTTCGGTATCCTTCGCAACAAGAGCTTCGGCGCTCGGCGCTTTGTTCAGGAGTGCGTTGAGGTCTGCAATCTCCTGGTCTTTGGCCGCAATGGCCGCTTTGTGGTCGGCCTCAAGCGTTGAAATGGCCGCCTCCAGGCGGTCAGCTTGGCCAGTGATCTTGGCGAGAAAATCGGAAATAGACATTCGCTTGTGCGTTTTGCACACGCTGAAATGTCAACTATCAGACTTGCTGCACTGCCTCATCATAAGCCAGCTTCCTGTCTCCGATGACATCAATCAGGCCGCGATCCATAGCTTCCTCTCCCGAATACCAGCCAGCGCGGAACACTTCAGATTTTATATCGTCTCGGGTGAGTAAAACGTGATCATGAAAGAGTTCAGCGACTCGGTTCACGTCATTTTGCAGAAAGCTTCGCTGCGAATCCGTGATGCTGGGACCGTGCATCGTGTCTTTCAGGTCTGCTCCGTCGTTCACGATCGGCTGAAACTCTAAGCCCTCCAATTCCCACAGCTTGGAAGCATCAACCCAAGGCAATATGACCCCGATATTGCCGACGATAGCGCTTTTCGTTGCAACGATGCGCTCGCATCCAGCCGCTAGGTAATAAGCCGCGCTGCACATCAGCGAATCGGTGAAAGCAACCGTTGGGACTCCGCAGCTTTTGATTGTCTGCGCTACCTCGTCACATCCAAGGCACATGCCACCAGGCGAATCTACGGTGAAAATAATTGCATTCGCTCCGGCAGAAATCGCTTCCTCAATCTCAGATACAATTTCCTCATATCCGGTATTTCCACACGCTTGCTCAATGTTGGATAAATGTTGTCCGAGAACTCCGAAAATAGCGATTTCCGCAACGCCTGTCGCCTTATCCATGGACCAATCAGGCCGCTTCCGAACAAAATCCGAAAATGCTTCGTCTAAAGTTCTGTCACGAGCTTCTGGCACGGTCAATTTCCCACTCATTGCGCTATCGAGCAACTCCCGAACAGAGGCGTAGCCGCTGGAGGTCAAAAACCAAGGGCGATAATGCACCGCCTCGTAAATTCGCTGGAATCTCATTCGTCTTCTTCCGTGCTTTGTTCTTTGTTTCCCTTTTGCTGGCTGTCGATCTGCTCTTGGGACATTTCGTTTGGAGTAAGCATCATCATTTCGCGCTCTTCGATTTCCTCGCCGGTTTCGTCGGAGACCTCTCGCGCGATTTGTTTACGGAGCGCGATTTCATGCGCGCGCTGCCGGTAGTGATCCTCGATTGTGCGGTTGCCGTCCTCCTCGACAATCGTGGTCATGTTGATGATACCTGTCTTAAAATCTTCTCGGCGCTGCTGGCGATCGCGGCCTTCGTCGATTGTGATTTTTGGCGGAAGCGTAAATGCCCATTTGAGGAAGCCACCTTTGTCCTGGCCGGGATAGTCCGGCAGGATTCCCTGTTGAATCGCGACACTGACAGCATATTGCACCATTCGCCGCGCCGCAGGGAAAAGGAGCGACTGCCGGTCAGCCACGGCTGTCTTTGCTTTGTTGAGCTCCGAGCGTTGCACTGTTCCGTTCGTGCCGTCCGGCTTCCAGACCATCGAGTAAGGCCAATTCGCGCCGGCCAAAGCCTTGCGGATTTGGCGGTCTTGAAACTGCGTCCACTCTTCGGTTGGCCGATTGTTTAGAAATTGTTCCAACTTGGCGCCTGAATTGGCCTTGAAATACCGAACCATGCCGCCCAGCATCGACTTAATCGTAAGCCCTTCCTGCTGTGTCGCCTCTCCGTCGCTGTCGAGAATATTGAGCGGGTCGCGCGGGTCTTCGTCCGCGCCGGTCTCATTGTATTCGAGGATACCGATTGCCGAAGCTATCAGCATTGCCTGCCGCTCCCATTCGTCCGACTGCGCAATGTCGCGAAATTCCTCGATGCTGGCGGACAAAAGCGGCAATCCTCGATGCTGCTCGTACCAGTCCGGCTCGAAGACGTGGATGATGTCTCGCGCTGAAATATCCTCAAACTCACCCCGTTTTTCGCCCAGCTTTCGATACGCAATCGGCCTGCCAGCGGAGTTGACTATCACGCCAGAGCAAATCGTTGCGCCGTCGTAAGGCCCTCCCGAGACTTTCGTTTCGTGCGCCCATGAATCCCACTGCCCGATTTGCCGTGACGGAATCCGCTGAATCTGCGGCCAGCCAGTTTGTTCGGAGCGCGTAAGCATCGCAATACAATCGCCTTCCCGGTCCACCGTCACCGAATCGTTATAAAGGCATGTCGCGAAATCGAAGTTCCACCCGCGAACATCGCAAGTGGGATACCACTGCTCGATGAGCCATGTCTTGGCCTCCAAGCCCCATTCCTTATCCTCGCCCATGAAGATCGGCGCCCAGGCGTTCCCGACCGCCAGCATCGACTTCTGCTGGATCGCCCCCTTGAACACCCCGAAATTCGCGAAAAACTTACTCGAAAGAAAACTGATAGTCTGCCAGTCGCGATAGGTCAGCAGCTTCTTGAGCGGATCGAGCGCTCGAATCGTCTCAGACGGACGGTTCCCATCGTTGTTATTCGATGCCTTGAAGAACTTCCTCGAAGTAATCGGCGCCCCCCATTGGTCAACAAGTATGCTCATCCAAACCTCCCAAGCGCGACGTTGCTCCTACGGTGAGACCATATCGCGTCCAGCTCTGCGTCAGTCCGCGACCGAATGAACTGCTTCGCCAGAAACGCCATCGACATAAGCTTTTCCGGCCCCATTGAAGGGAGCAGCGTGTAGGTGAAGCTCTTGTTGGTCGCTGTCGCCGTCGTTAGAATCCGACCGTTGCTGGTCGTGGTCAGCGTATACTGCCCGCCCTGAATGTTCGTGAGTGCCGCAAGCGCATTTGTGCGCCCTTGCGTCTCAAGAAGATAATTGACGAATGAAAGGGTTGTCGGGTCCGGCAACATTTACCGTTGCCGCGCTGTCAAAAGTCTTACTCGGCCGAGGCTTCCTGCTCTTCCGGCGAGCCAACCAGCTTGTATAGGAAGGCCATGAAAGTTATTCCAACCTCGCAATCCCAAAAGTGATTTGGCCGCTTCCCGATTTGCCGCCACAATCCCCCGGGGTCCTTGGCCTCAGACTCCATGCTCTCAACATAGAGTTGTGGCACGTCGTCAGGAATTTCGTGCTCCGGCATTGCGCGCAGTCTCGAGAACAAGTCCTTGAAAAAAGTATTACCGAATTCCCAAACTTTGAGAGTCTTTCCGATTCCGTAAATTGCCTTGCCGGTCAGCCTCTCCATTACGGCTTGATACGGTCGCTTCAGCGCGCCGTTGGCCCGCCCGACCACCCGGGTGAAATTTCTCACGTCCCGTCCCCTCATTGGTGTCCATTTGTTGCGAAAGCAGAATTCCAGTCCGTCGCTGGTCCAGTTGTTCACGTCCAGGCCGACGAGCCCGCTCTGCAGGCCGTATTGATTGGAAATCTCCTGCACTGACTCGATGTGCTGCACCTCGTCACAGAAGAGCATTCGTGAGCCGTTATGCCGAAAAGCGCGAATCATAATCGGGAAGCGGTCTCGCTGCATGTCAACGAACATGAAGCGTCTCTCCTCAAGGTCGATTCTCGGCGCCTGCTGCCCCGCTGTGGGCTTAAAATCATCCGTCCGGTATCCGGAGGCCAATTTTGTGTTGATG